AATGAATTTATGGAATCAATTAATGATCCATTATTGTCACTACAAAACAAGTGTGCTAAATTCTTTAGCGAAGGACTTCTTGTTTTAAAGAACAAAAAAGATGTTTACTATAATTTGAAAGGAAACAAAAACAAACTATTAACTGTTCCGTATGGTGAAGATCCTTTATTTATTTTAGCATCGTTTTTACAAAGCGATGAAGGGATAGAGGTTCTGCGAATATTGGAATCAAAACTAGATTAGTCCAGGAGGCCTCAAAAAAAGAGGCCTCTTTTTTTTTCTTATCTTTGTACAAACTAAATTTACCATGATAAATGAAGTAAGAAATACTGTGCTTTCAATTGCCAATAAAAATAATTTTGGATATATAACTCCTAATGATTTTAACTTATACGCGAGACAAGCTCAATTAGATATATTTGAGGATTATTTTTATCAGTATAATGCTTGGAATGTAAAACAAAATATTAGACAATCAGGAACAGGATATGCTGATATTGTAAAAAGTTTAGAAGAAGTTTTAGATAGTTTTTCAGCTACAAGAGCGTTAATATATAGAGGCTCTTCTTTATATGATTTACCTGAAAATTATTATTTAATTAATAAGATTAATTATTATAATACTATCATAACTACTGGAGCCACAACAAATGTTGTAACTAATGGGTTAGAAGATAATATTGCAACTTTTATAACTGATAACGTACAAGTTGGAAATTTAGTAAGTAACGATGTAACAGGTTTAAGTGCTTTTGTAACAAGTGTAATATCAGAAACAGAACTTGGTTTAAGTAATGATATTTTTGATTTACTAGGAATTGATTATGCAATTGTATCTACAACTCCATCAACAATAAAAGAAATAGAAAGGGTTTCTCAAAATAAAATATTTTATTTAAATAGCAGTCCATTAACTTATCCTACAGCAATGTATCCTGCATATGTGTTAGGCGGAGCTGATGGAGTAGGGGGATCATCTAATACTTATGGTAATACCGTAACAGTATATCCAGACACTATAGGCACACAAGGTATGGTGGTTACTCAGTATATAAGGTATCCTAGAGTCCCTAATTGGACATATGTTCAGGTAGGGGTAAATCAAGAGCCTTCATTTGATGAAAGTGCAGCAGATTATCAGGATTTTGAATTGCCTGAATCAGATGCTCCGAATTTAATAAACAAAATATTGCAGTATGCTGGTGTATCTATAAGAGACAATTCGGTTGCAGCATTTGGGAAGGCAGAAGAAACTGAAGCTAATAAACAAGAAGGACAATAATTATGGCATTTTTAACAGATTATCAATACTACGAAAATAATGGCAACGCTCCTGAAAACGAAAACTGGGGATCGTATCAATATGTTTCATTAGATGAAATTGTAACAAATTTTATACTAATGTATGTTGGTAATGATAAGCTAATAAATAATGTAGAAAAATACAATATTAGGTTTCATGCAAAAAGAGCTATCCAAGAATTAAATTATGATTCTTTAAAAGAAATTAAAATTCTTGAACTACAAGTTTGTGATACTCTTAGATATGTATTGCCTGCAGATTATGTTAATTGGGTAAGAATATCATTATACAAAGACGGATTATTATTGCCTTTAAGCGAAAATATTCAAACAAATTGGGCAGATGCTTATTTACAGGATAATAATTGTAGAATATTATTTGATCACGATGGAAAAATATTAAAACCATCTACATCTACAATTGACATGCAAAGAATTTTAAAACAAAAGAAAACTATATATCTTAATGAAATGAGCCAATATCATGGTCAAGAAGGATATTTTTATAATGGATTGTGGTACTTTGATTATCCTATAGGGGCAAGATTTGGTTTAAATACTGAAACAGCCAATCAAAACCCTACGTTTAAATTAAATAAACAAGCGGGTGTAATTAACTTTAGTTCTGATATGGCTAATGAGCTTTGTGTATTAGAATATGTTTCAGATGGTATGGAGAAAGGAGATGATGCAAATGTTAGTGTAAATAAACTTTTTGAAGAATTTATATATGCTTACATTAAATATGTTATTCTAAATAGCAAAGTAGGTATTCAGGAATATATCATAAACAGGGTTAGAAAAGAAAAAGCAGCGCTTCTAAGGAACGCAAAATTAAGATTAAGTAATATACACCCAGGAAGATTATTAATGAATCTAAGAGGGCGTGCTAAATGGATAAAGTAATATGCCTAAAATTTCCAAAAATTTTATAAAGGGACGAATGAATAAAGGCGTTGATGAACGTCTTGTTCCTCAGGGAGAGTATGTAGATGCTTTAAATGTAAGATTAGGTTCTACTGAGGGAACTGAAATTGGTGCTGTAGAAAACTCGAAAGGTAATGAGGAGTTAATTGCTCTGCAGTACAAAGGCTCTTCATTAAGTGCGGAAGCAAAATGTATTGGTGCTTATGAGGATGGGCAAGAGGAGACTATGTATTGGTTTGTTAATGATCCAGCCAATATAAATAGTGCTACAGGTAAAGTAGACTTAGTAGTCTCTTACAATACTCGTACTTTTGTTTTAATATACCATTTAATTTCTACAAGTATATTAAATTTTGATAAACAGTATCTAGTAACGGGTGTCAATAAAATTGGGGATTTATTATTTTTTACAGACAATTTAAATCCTCCTAGAAAAATAAATATTAACCGACCTTATTTGCCCCCTACTATTGCAGATGTAGATCAATTAACCGAACAAGATATAGGAGTAATTTTAGCACCTCCATTAAATTCGCCTGAAATATCTCAATATCAAATTGGAGGAGGAGAAAACTTTATGGAAGAAATTCTTATAAGTTTTGCATATAGATGGCAGTATGAAGACGGCGAGTATTCTGCGTTATCTCCTTTTAGCGAGTATGCTTTTACTCCAGGGCCTTTTAATTTTGATTATAGCACTTATAATCAAGAGGGAATGCGAAATATATATAATACAGTAGATATTACATTTGACACAGGAGGTAAAAATGTAATTGATTTGGATGTTTGTTTTAAATTTAGTACAAGTCAAGCTGTTAATGTTATTGAGCGATTTAATAAAGTAAATGAAGGGTGGCTAGACAATACTCAACAAACCCTTACTTTTACTAACAAAAAAATATATACAACCTTACCTGAAGCTCAATTACTAAGATTGTATGACAATGTGCCTTTAAAAGCTCAAGCACAAACTATTATGGGGAATAGGTTGATGTATGGAAACTACATTGATGGATTTAATATTCAAGATGAAAATGGAGCGCCAATTTATTTAGATTATGATTTAGAATTAATAAGTGAAAGCTTGTCTAATGAGGAAATAACAGCAACTCTTTCTGATCAAGTATACACTATTGACAATGCTATTACTATTCCTAATGCTAGATTTACTATAGATTTTGGGGGAGATGGTATTATATTGGAAGAAGGAGCGCAAATAGGATTTAATTTTAATTATGTTCATTATAGCTTTTCAGGAGATACAGGTAATTATGAAGACGGAACAGAACCTTTAAATGAATTTTCTGAGACGTTTTTATTTGTTCTTCAACAAGATTATACGAGTATTTATGAATTAGCAATAAGTCCTGAATTTACACAAGCTATTACTGAGTTTGTTCCTTTAGCCGACAATGAATGTTTTCCAGCTCTAGACACTGGAGCCAGTGAACAAGGCACATCTTTAACAGATATTTTTACTTGTGGGGTGGTAGCAAAATCAGGTTGGGAGAAAGTAGGATTTGGTGTAAACGCTACTCCTCAAGGGTTTCAAATTATAGCTAGTCAAGGTAGTACAGAGATTACTTTTGTTATACCTGCTTTGCAATATCAAGAATACGATCAAACTGTAATCCCTATTATTCCTATTGTTCCAAGTTCAATAGTTTATGAATATTTACAATGTACAAGCGCAGAAGGTCTTTATGCACAAGACTCATCTAAACAATCTTTACATAGCAATAGAGATTATGAAATTGCAATAGTATATATGGATGAGTATGGAAGATCAAGTACAGCATTGGTTGATACAGACAACACTGTATTTGTTTCATGTGAGAATTCAATTAATAAAAACAACATAAGAGTAACGGTTAATAACTACCCTCCTTTTTGGGCAAAAAAATACAAGTTTGTAATTAAAGAGTCAAAAGGACTTTATAGAACAATTTATAGTAATATATTTTTCAGAGAAGAAGAAACTGGAGATGCTTATTATTTATTAGATGGAGATAATCGAGATAAGGTAAAAGATAATGACACTTTGTTTATTAAAAGAGATACTAATGGCCCTATTTTAAATTGTGCATCCACTAAAGTTTTAGCATTTGGAAGTGAATCAGCAGATTTCTTGTGTAGAAGAAACGCAAATGATGATGTGGTAGAAGGAACTTGTGGACAACCAACAGGAACTTATATGAGGTTAAAACCTAGTAATTTTGCAGCTAATAAACCTCCTAACTCATTTATAGAAAGAGAAGATGGTGATGGCGATACTTATCCAACGTCTAAAGTTAATTGTAGTGTAGAAAATGAAGATTATGATCCCTCCGCCCCAATAACTCCATCAAATTCACCTTATCTTGATTTTGACATTCCTGCAGGATCTTTAATTAGAATTGTATTTGATGCTAGTAGAAACAAAAGAGGTAGTAGGTGTGGGAGTGTAAAATACGACTACGATAAAAGATTTATATCTACTCAGGACTATGATAATTTACATTCTTGGTTTGTAGGTGATAATATAGACTTCACTAATGGAATATTAGGTGGATCAGATTCTAGCATTCCAACTAATAACCAATATGAAGCAATTGAACCTTATCCTACCGATCCTTGTGAAACTCTTTTTGGAACTCCAGGATGTATTAATAACCCTAACTTAGGACCTAAAAAGTGGAACAATTATTTTGGTTTCCAAAGAAGTGAAATTGCAAGTGGTGGAAACAATGAGTTGTTTTTACGCTTTGACTCAGGTGTTCCTAAGTGTGGAAGTCCCGATAAAAGAGGATCTTATAATAAGATTATTATGGAGATTGAAAGATCTTCTACTTTAACAATTTTTGAGACTGAACCTTTAGATGCTAATGATGAGTTATATTATGAAAATGAACAATCATTTGATATTGTAAATGGATTTCATTTGTCAGGAACAGCTGATGCAGACCAAGATCAAACAGCTACATTACCAGCGATAGTTGATTTAACTTTCTTTAACTGCTATACATTTGGTAATGGAGCCGAAGAAAATTATGTTTTATCATCTTTAACTAAGCCATATGTTCAGTTTGGTGAAAAAGTAACTTCAGTATCTGAAGAAGAATTTCAAGAAGCTAATAGATTTGCAGATGTTACATATAGCGGTGTGTTTAATCAAGAATCAAACCTTAATAAACTAAACCAGTTTAATCTAGCCTTAGCTAATTTCAAAACTTTAGAAACTGACTTTGGGCCTATTAGAAAAATGCATGCAAGGCAAACAGATATTCTTACTTTGCAAGAAGATAAAATCTCTTATGTATTAGTTGGTAAAAACTTATTATCTGATGCTGCAGCAGGTGGAGCAATTACTTCTATCCCTGAAGTTTTAGGAACACAATTAGCTAGAATAGAGGAGTATGGTATAAGTAATAATCCTGAAAGCTTTGCTTCTTATGGTTATGATGTATTTTTTACTGACGCTAAAAGAAGTTCGGTAATACAACTTAAAGGTGGAAGTGCAAAAACTGATAAACTTCTGGTTATATCACAAGTTGGCATGAGGTCTTGGTTTAGAGATTTATTTGTTGATTCTTTTGAAACTCAAAAATTAGGAGGTTTTGATCCTTATATGAACGAATTTGTTATTAGTTCTAATGACACTTTAAAGCCACAGGCAGCTAATGAAGAAAATTGCGGTTATGTTTTAGATGTAAATGGAAACAATGATGTATATCAAGTATTAGTAGACTATGGAACGTTAATTGGAGATGTAGAGTTTACAGTTACTACTAATGTAGAGTTAAACATACTAGTTTGTTGGCCTACTCAGGATCTCAACAATCCAAATATTGATGTTGATATATCTCCAGGGACAACTACTGTTTCATGGAGTGGTGAAGGAGGAACAGAAAAAGAGGATGCTTATCCTACTCAGGCTTTATATTTAATTACTCCAACACTTCAGGCAGGTGATCCTGACGCTAGTTACACAATAGATTTTCCATGTATTGAAACTGAAGATGTAACAGTAAAACAAATAGTATTAAACTTCGCAGGAGATGAAGGGCAAACAACTACTGCTAGATATAGATGGACTTTAGGAAATACAACAAGCCCTTATAGTTCAACATCTGTGGTATTAGAACAAGATGGAGTTTCATTATTCAGTGAAGCCACAGGGCCAAGTTCTTTTGGTGTACTGCCAGCAAATGGAGCAACAATAACTATACAGAATTTACAAGGAGCTGGACAAACTTTTGAATTTGATCCTGCTGTGGATAAATTAAAATATTTAGCAACTAACACTAATTATGATGAGGCAGATTTAGCTACCCTAATTCCTTTACTAAATACTGCTACACCAATTACAACTACCAACTTAATTAATGAATCCAGTTTTGTTTTTCCAGGATCATCATACCTTTATTTAGTATGGGATTTAAGAGAACCTACTCCTATTGAACTGTGTTATGATGTAGCATCTATAGATGATGCGTGTTGCTCATGCAACGATCCATTACCAACAGGAACTTTTGAAGTTGTAAGATGTCAAATTGATGGTACAGGAGCTGTACCTACAGAATATATAGTGCAAGATGGAGTATTACAGATAGGGGATTTTGTTACCCTGAATGGATCGCCATTTTGTACATGGGAAATAATTGCAACCTCAGAGGTTGGAGCTACAGATACAGTTAACACAACAGAAGGAGAGTGTAGCTGTAACGCATATTTGGTAGAAAATCCAAGCGGAACAGAAACTAAAACTTTCTTTTATACAGATTGTAGTGATGACGTTCAATCTATTGATATTTCCCCAACTGGATTACAGGTTGTGTGTATGAAATCATATACTACACCTCAACCATTTAATGTTGCATTTAATAGTTGTGTGTGTGTTGTTTAAAAATTAAATTATGAGCTTAGTAAATAAATATATTGATTCTTCAGACTTTTTAACAGCAAGTGCTGTTTACGATGATGTAACGTTGCTTACAAAAGCAGCGGATGGCTATTATCAATCTAATGGAAATTGGAGACGACAAGTGAGTGGGTTATTAGGGCCTTCTTCTTTATGTGAGGAATGCGGTCTTGCTTGTGGAGGAACTTTAAGTCCACCTGGAGGAAGTGATGGATTATATTCTTTAACTTTTTCTGCGGGAACAGATCCTGCAGATATAGGAGCGATATTAATCCATTTTGATCCTAATACTATACCTGATGGTATAAGAGTTTTATACAACGGAACTTACTATAACAGACTTTCAAGTCCTACAGACGGGAATATACAATCCACAAGTGGTGTAGCTGATGCTTTTACTTTTGTAGGTGACGTTACAGATGGTTGTTTACCAGTTGCCCCCGATACTAGCGATTATGATTTTTACGATTCATTTAATGGAGCATGGAATATAGGAGATCCTTCTCCACAATCTGCCACTATAAATGTTGGAGATTATGTTGGAGGAGGAGAAAGCGAGTTTAGCGTGTTAGTTATTCCAAAACCTGATAGAGTGCCAGGTAGTGTAACTTTAGAGGTTTTAGGGCCTTGCCCTACTACAGGATGGGATGTGGAGGTAGTATGTCCAGCTCCACTTCCTTCATTTACAGGTCAAGAATTAGGAGTAGGAAATACGAGTTGTGGAGCAACAAGTCAAACCTTCTTTTTTGCTCAATTCAGGAATGCAGTAAATGCTTATCCCGTAATAAACAATCCTGTTTTTAGTGATCAATATGGAACTTATAGAGCATTGGATCAAAATTATTTAATGGACAATGGAGATGTAATAACAGTAACCGATGGGGTTGTAAGTAATATTCAAGCCTGTACTTAAAATAAAAATTATGCCAGATAATTACACATTGACATATAGCGAAACAGTAAAAGGATGGCCATCTTTTTATAGCTACTTCCCTGATTATATTATGGGTATGAATCAATACTTGTATACATTTAAGGGTGGAAGCTTATATAGACATAATACAAATCCAATTAGAAATAGATATTATGGTGTAAACTACTCATCTAGTATGACAAGTGTTTTTAACCAAGAACCCACTACTGTTAAGGTTTTTAAAACCATTGAACTTGAAAGTGATGACTCTTGGGATATTACAATGATAACAGATTTAGGAGCAGGATCTATGACTGCGGGAGAATTTGTAAAAAAAGAAGGTAGTTTCTTTGCGTTTATAAAAAGAATAAGCGGAACCCGAAATTTAGCATTAAGATCTACACAAGGAATTGGAGTTTTTGATAATACTTTAGGTGCATCACCTGGTGTTATAACTCTTGAATTTTCTTCACCGATTGCCTCGATGATTCAAGTTGGTGATGAGTGTTATTATAGCGTTTTAACAGGTATTCCTGATCCAAATAGTTATGGAGTTCCTGTAGAAATTGGCCCTATATTAACTATAAGTGGTGATAGAAAAACCATAACAGTAGATGCCGTAAATTTATTACCTCCTGGATCAGTAATTCCTGCTGCCGCATATATATTAGTTTTAAAAGACGCTGTAGCTGAATCTTATGGGGCTACAGGGTATTTCCTCGAGTTTACTATTACAAATGATAATCTAAGTCCTGTAGAGCTATTTACAGTTGATGCTGAAGTGTTTAAAAGTAATCCTTAGTTTTTTGTATCTTTGCGTTAATGGAATTTAATATAAGAAAATTAAACAGTAAAGACTATAATAATATTTTAACAAAGTGGTGGAAAGATTGGAGATGGACACCTCCACTTAAAGATTTTTTACCAGATAATGGTAAAGGAGGGTTTATAGTTTTTGAAAAAGATATTCCTGTTTGTGCAGGATACATGTATGTTACAAACTCTAAAGTTGGATGGTGTGACTGGATTGTATCTAATTTTGAGTACAAAAACAGGAAAAAAAGAAAAAAAGCATTATCTCTATTAGTAGAGGTTTTGACTCATACATTGAAATTAAGTGGCTGTAAATATGGATATGCATTATTAAAATCAGAATCTTTAATGGAGATTTATGAAAATAATGGATATATTAAAGCAGATAAGTATAACGCAGAAATGATTAAAACATTATAATATGGCAGCAGTAACAAGCGCAGTAATAGCCGTAGGAGGAGCAGCAACAAAAGGGTTTTTAGCAAATGATGCAGCAAAATCTGCAGCAAGAGATGCAGGAAGGTTAGAGATTGAACAAGATAGACTTGAGCAAGAATCAGTAGCTCGATTAGAGCAAAACTTTTATGATGCAATACGAGCAACTACTGATATTTATGACAAGCAACTTCAACTATCAAATGTACAAGGTTCTCAGATTTTAGAAGCAGCTCAAGAAGGAGATCAAAGAGGTGTATCTGCAACGGCAGGAAAATTAAAACAAGTACAAGATGCAACTAGTGGTGTAATCGCTGATAAGTTTGCAGATCAAAAAATGGAAATTGACCTGAAAAGAGCAGAGGCTTCTGAAACAGATGCAGCAAAAATTGCAGCATTATTTGATGATAGAGCTGCTGCTGCAGGATTAGAGGCTAAAGCTAAAAGAAATGAAGCAGAGCAATTAGAGGCTGCTGCAACAGGTTCTTTTATTGATGCGGGTGTTTCAGCCTTATCAGGAGCAGTTACAGCATTTGGAGGCGCAGCTGGGAAAGCAGCTCAAGAATTAGTAGACAGTGGACAGGCGGCAGATTTGACTCAGGCTCAAGGTATGTTAGATGCAGGTGGTTTTTCTAATTCAGATTTAAGAAAAATTGGTAGAGGTAAGTATGATGTTGTAAATACTGGTAAAATGTTTAGTCCTGAAGATTTTACAAAGTTTGGAAAAATAGGAGTAGATGGGCCATTAGCAGAGGGTGAGTTTTCTGATTTAGATTTTGACGAAATATCAAATATGTCTGGCGAAGAATATGATACTTTTTTCGGAACTCTTACAAAAAATCAACAAGGTATGCTTTCAGGTCTTCAAGACAATAATCAGATTTTTATTAATAACAATAAAAAAACTGGGGGGATTGGACAAGACCTAATAAGCGCATTATCAGGTATTAAAGACACAGCTGCTAATATAGCTAACATAAGAAATAAAAATTCAACTGTAAATAATAGCTTAGCAACAGATGCAAATATACAGGCTGCACAACAAGATCCTTCGGGATTCCTTAAGATATTAGGGATTGATATTAATCAATTATTTGGAAACCAATAAGATATGGGAAATGCATTAGATTCGGTAAGTAAAGCGGTAGACAGTAAATTTATAGGAGGAAATCCTTTAGAGTCTAAGTTTGCTGCAATAGATAAAGGTCTTAAAGATGTTAAGGATTGGAAAGACAATATTGACAAGCAAAGACTTGATCTTAAAACAAAAACAGCAGAACAAATTCGTGAAGCAGAAAAGTATGCTTTTGAGAACATGCCTAATTCTGAAACGGCAAAGACAAGAATTCTAGCAGACTTAGCGAAATACAAAGACCAAATGCTAATGAACGAAAGGTTAGTTCGTAATGGCGCTATACCTCCTGAAGAAAATCTTATATTTTTTCAAAATGGCAAACAGACATTTGAAATATATGCAGATCAGGTTAATAATTATGATAAAGAATTAACTAAAACTGAACAAAGAGCTAAAGGTTATTATAAAGAAAATGATGATGGTACACAAACATTTGTGCCGCCTGTGTCAGGGGAATTAGAAGCAATAAAGCAAGAAATACAAACTCAAATAGCAACACTAAGTGGAATAGAAACAAATTTTAGAGAAAATGGAATGGGTGATGTTACTTTTTTCCAAATGGAAGTAGATCCTACGACTCACGCTTATAGACCGAAAAGAGATGCTCAGGGAAATAAAATACCTCTGGCAAATACACAGCCAAACATGAGTGTGTTGGCATTAAGTCACAAAGCTAACACAAGAGCTGATAGAAGATATCTAACAACTGAAGTTGATGAATTTTCACAACAAACATCATTAACTTATGATACCATGTTTCCTGAAGGTCTGATGGTTGGAAATGTTGTTACTGACGCAAGAAACAATCCTGAGCTTAATAATTTAATAAAAACTAAGGTAGCTGCAATGACTACAGAGATTGGGGCAGTAGCAAGTTATTTTGGAAAAGACAATGGGTTTGGTGGGGAATTAGTGTCTTTTACACAATGGGATAATTTAACTGACGCGCAAAAAACTGAAACTATTACTGTTACTATATTGGATGAAAACTTAAAGGAGAAACAGATTACTTATAAGAAATATGCTAAAGTAGCAGCAGCTAATGAAAACAATGTTATTGTGCCTGAATTAGATGAAAATCAAATAGAAGCAACTCAAGGTTATGTAAGAAAAAACTTAGTAGCTGGATTACAAAAGAAAATCACAAAAGGTACTAAAGTATCACAGTTTGATCCGAATAGCAGTTCTGCAATAGGTGGTAGAAGAGCGGTTGGCGCAGGCCAAAGTGTGATTAGAGGGCTAAACAACTTAAGAGGAGCAAAAACACCTGAAGAAGTCGAATTGGCTTTACAAAAACTTTCAGGGCTTTCAGGATTAAGGTATAGTGGAATAGAAGAAATAATAGAGAAAGATGGCAGTGGAGAGGAAGTTGTGATTGGAGTTACGCTAAATCTTGGTGGTCAGTTAATTCCTGTTGAATTTGGACAAATGAAAGGAAAAGGAGCTGACAAGAAATTTGTACAAACATCAGGAAAAGACTTTATAGGTGCTAATTATGAATATTTTGCAGGAGAAAATGCGGCAGAGTTTGAGGAATCATTCAGCAAAATGCCTAAAGATTTTAAGGTATTTGAAGATGTTTCGCAACTTCCAAAAGGATCTAGAGAAAGAAAGTATAAGAGTAAAAAGACAATAAGTCTTGCTCAAGAATACGAGGTGGGTGGAAAAAACACTAATTTGTCACAACAACTAAAAGAGGTTTTTGATACTGCTGATGAAGCAGGTTTTGCATCCATGGGACTGGATTCTAAAGCTTTAGCTAGTGGAGTTAAGTCTGTAGTAACTAGTGCACTACAAGCTCAAGATGTTGACATACCCGCAGGCTTTAATGTTACAAATGATGGTAGTAAAATAACTATTGAATACACAGATGATGAAGGAATAGCTGTAAAATTTACTCAATCAATTTCTAGTGATGATGAAGATACTAAAATATTAGAAGGACTTGTTACTGATTTCCTCACTCAATTACAACGATAATTTATGGAAACTTATAAAACTCCTGCGGGCAATATTTTAAGCAAAGATGATTTAATTACTAAATACGGTCAAGAACGTTTTGATCAATTAGTAAGTGACGGAACTTTGGTTTTAGAATCTTCTGGTGACACTGAAAAAAAAAATCCAAACGAGAGTTCAAATGTAAGTTCGGAAACGGAAGTTACGGAATCTACTACAGAAACAACGGAGTCAGATGGCTCTTTGGATTCTTCAAATCCTCTATTTCAAAATAATTCTTTATTTACTACTCCTGCTGGTAATGAATTTACTCAAGAAGAACTTTTAGGTAAATATGGTGATCAGTTTTATGATTTGGTTAATAATAAGACTCTAACCTTTACAGGAAATACAAGAGAAGACACTCCTGAAGAGCCAGAGGAAGAAATTAATCTTGAAGAGATTCAAGCTTTAAATGAAGAGACTTTAAATCTTTTAAATTCAGTGGGATATTTAGACGCTGAAAATGAAGATAAACAAAAAAGAATTGAAAGTATAAAACAAAGATATATAGATCAAGGAAAAGAAGTTCCTTCAGATGAAGAAGCAGAAAAAATATACCAAAGAGATTATGGTAATTTAGGTTCATTTAGGATGGATGCAAAAACAGGTGAACTCATTATGATGTCCCCATGGGAAGTACAAAGTCTGGATTCTCAAGAAAAATACTATTCTGTAAAAGATGAGAATGGCAATATTGTAAGGAAAAAAGGTAGTGAATTAGATCCTAAAGTTCTAGATGCAATAGAATCTTATAAAATATCAAAACTTGATCCTCTGCTTGCATTAACAAATTTAGGAATTGTAAGCAATGCATATGGAGATATTGACTTAACAGAGGAAGAAATAAGGCTTTCTGGTGGAGTAGATGATGATCTTTTATTAAAAGCAAAAATAAACCCCACAAGCTTTGCTCAATGGGCAAAAAAAAACAACAGAAAAGAAGGTTCTACTTATAGGTTTTTTAAAACACTTATTACTAGCGATGAAGGAGATGAGTTTGAAGAACAAAAAAGCCAGTACGAAAAGATGCAAAGTTATAACGCAAACCTTTTGAACGATATAACACGGGAAATGTCAAGAGTCGAATCTGTATTGCGATTTACCACGAATCCTGAAGAGGTGAAAAAACTAAAGAAAGCTCAACGAGTGTTACAAGAGAAGTTTGTAGAAACCGCTATAACAATGAACAACACTATTGAGTTGTTTCCAAAGTTTAAGGAGCTCACAGAAGATAAAGATTTAAGAGATAGAAAAAGGATGTATTTGGCTGCAAAGGAAGGTGGACTCAAAGAAGCAGGTGTTGGATTAATGGAATTAGCCGCAACTGGAGGGAACACAATATCTACTTTTGCAGTAGACTTTTTTGCTTCTATACCCGAATTTGTTGATCAAAGATTATATCAAGCAGGGTATGATAAAAAAGGTATTTTCAAAGGATTAAGTGAGCTGATAAGCGATAGTGCAGATCACCTAGAGCTAGACACAGGTGCGGTAAAAAGAAGCGCTTTTGTTCAAGGTAAGCCAGTTTATTACAATGGTGAAAAATTTTATGTAGACAAAGCAGGTCAAGTTATTGATTCAAACACCAACGTAAGCATGAAAGGTATTTTATCAAGTGCTGAAATTGCAGACATTGTTTCAAGAGCTAAAGATGTTCCGAATGAAGAAATTAATTGGACAGGGGGCTCTGTATTGCAGGGGGGAGTTCAGACGCTATCTAATCTTTATGCGCTTATTAGAACAAGCGGTAAAATGAACAAGAAATTAAATTTTAAAGGAAATAGAGGAGGGATGTATGCTATGGGTATGACTTCCTATATGAGTAGTTTAAACTCAAGTGTAGAAGATGTTCAAGAACAATTAATGGCCGCTGGTATGGGTGAAGAAGAGGCTTTAGATATAGCCATAAATGCAGGAAATGCAATTGCTTCTTTAGATGGAATTTTTTCAGGGTTAGCAGGTGGTAATCAAAAATTACTAACTGGGTTAAATGGTGTAAAAAAAGAAATAATAAATTTAGCAGTCACAAGAGGTAAAGACTTTTCGGGAAAACAATTAAAACAAAAAGCACTAGAGTTAGGAAAAGAAAACATGAAGGAGCTTTTCGTAGAAGAGCTTCCTGTTTTGTTTAGTGAAAAAGGAATTAATTATTTAGTAAATGAAACTATAGGAAGAGATGTTTTAGATGCTAGCATAACTAAGGCCAACGTAATAGAGACAGCTGTTATGACGATAGGAGCCACTTCTACTTTGGGTGGGAGAAACCTATTAACAGGGAACAAAAGAAAAGACTTTGTAAGATTAATAGCTAAAGACGTAGATAACTTAAATGAAACTTTAAATCAGTTAGTTAAAGACGGTGAGCTTACTAAAGAACAAGCTTATAATGCTTTTAATGAAGTTTATAGTATGCAGGCAGGTGAGCTTAAAACAAAAGGAACTATCAAAATGTCTAAAAATGTTGAGCAAGCTGCTGATCTATTAAGTGCTAGAGAAAGACTTGTGGATCAACGAATAGGATTGGAAGGAGCTCTAAAAGAAGATATTGACAGTAGAATTGCTGATGTTGATGCTCAAATAAGCAAATTAGCTGAAAACGATCTTAAAGAAGCACAGGCTATTATTGATGGGAAAGTAGATGCAACTTCAGAAACAGTAACAGAGATTGAAGATAGTGTTGCTTTAGAAAGTTTAAAGAAAGACGGGATTGAAAATCCTACAGATAAACAAATAGCAGATAAAAAATTACAACTAATACAAGAACAAGATGCCATTCAAAAGCAAGAAACAGGAGATATATCTCAGGATCAACAATCCGAAACTACACAAGAAGTGGAAGGCGAAGTACGGCTCACTCCTGAGCAGGAAGCGCAGAACGAAATAGAATCGTTAAACGAAAGTGAACAACCTTCCCTCGAAACTGAAGAGGAAGGTACGATGAGTGTGAACACAGAAAGAGTAGATTCCGTTGTAGACGGAATAATTGAAAAAACCAAAGGACGTAATAAAAGAAGAGGAAACAAGGACAACAAAGTTTCCGAACAAGAAAATGCACTTAAGTATTTAGAGCAATCTTCTGTGTTTAATGATCAAATGAACGACACAGAAAGAGAGGCTGCAGTTCAAAGAATAAACAAAAAACTAGGACTAGAAATACCTTCGCCTACTAAAAGACAAATAGATTCTAAAAAGAAAAAAGATAAGAAATTTGTAACTGTTAATGAATCTACAGCTTTAAAAGACCAAATTAAATTGGAAGCTAAAGCTGCTAGGGATGCAAAAAAAGACCAGGATAGTAGAAGAAAATCTCTTTATAGTGCAATAAAGAATTTGCGTAAAATGGGTAACATTAGTTTAACTAAGGCAAAGCAACTTATAAAACAAGTTTCTACAGTAAATCTAAATAACACTAAAAAAGTTCAAAGTGTTTTAGACTATGTAGAAAAAACAATGAATAATGCTGAATATGAAGCAAAACTCAAGAAAGCAAAATCTTTACAGAAACAAATTAATAAGTCATTAAAAGGCAAAGAAGCATCTTTGTCTGATGCAGCTAAACAATTTACTAGAGTTGATCCTAGTTCAGTAAAAGATATTGATGTTTATTTAGAAAATGCTCAATCTATAAAAGATGGTCTAAAAAAGACTAAGAAAACAAAAAAAGGTCTTAAAACTAGTCAACCCTTTAATATTAAAAAAATTGATCAATACAGTAAGAAAGAAATAAATGACCAGAAGAAAGCTAATTATGAATTAGCTAAAGAATCTTTTCAAGAATTAACAGGGTTAGATCCAACAGAATTAACTCTTGAGGAGGTTAGAGAAGCTCTTTATGAGATTGAAGGCAAAACCATGACTCCTGAAGCAAAAGCAGAGTTTGAAAAAAACAAAAAGAAAGAAGTTGATAAGGCAATTAAAAATGCATTTAATAATACTAAAATAAATATTAAACAAAGTTTGGCTAATGGAGACTTAGATTTAAGTAATGAAAAAAAACGATTAGTAAGAGACTTTCTTAATATGGATTTAAGTCTTTTAAGTACCTCACAAAAAATGGCTGTATTAGATTCAATAATGAATTTTGAAATGAATCAGTCTACAGGTGGCATGCAATCTATATTAAGTCAATATAGAGGAAACAAAGGAATGGTAGATTTAAATAAAAGTGGAATTAAATCTATAGAAAATAGTACATGGACAGGTAGGTTTTGGAATAAATATATATCTACACTTCCAAATGCCTTTGATTTAATGTTTAAATCTCAATCTAAGGCCAGAAAAGTAATGAAAGCTTTAGGAGTGCAAGACCTAGTTAATGGAGCAAACAAGGCTAGAACTGAGGCAAAACAAGCAGAATCAGATTATGCCGATGCATTTAGAAAAAAGAAAATGCAAAATGGAAAATACTTTGATGCTAAAAATAATACAGAAAGAGGAGTTTTAGCTGAGGTAAGAAGAGTGTCGCCTGGAACTGAAGCTGAACAACAAGCAGAATTTGAAAAAAGCAAAAAACTTGTAGAGCAAACGTATAAAAGGTTGTTAGAAAGTAAAGATCCTAACAATATAAAAAAGGGAGAATTAATAAAAGAATCTTATGATAAATTATTAGCTGATTCAAACACTATAAATGATGTTGAGTCTAAAGTTGATCCAGCAAATTTAGAAGGTGTAAATTACATTACACAGATGTGGGCTAATAAATATGGAGACTTAGCAGACACTTCTTTAAATGTATATAATAGAAATCTAGGGCAAGACATTAATTACACCCCTAGGAATGTTATAAAAATAAATCCAGAGGAAAGCACAAGGGATATTACCGAACCTATGTTTAATCCTGAAGGAAATAGAAAGAACGCATATGATAAGGAAGCAGGAGTTTTAAAAGAGACAACAAAACCTAGTTCTTTAAAAGAGAACAGAGTCTTAAATTTAGATTTTGATAGACAAAATTTAAATAATTATGAAGCAGCATTGACGGATATATTTACAGCACCTTCTATTCAACAAATAAAAGGAGCAAGGGAATCCGAAGCATTTAAAAAAGTATTTCCAAACGATCAGTCAAGAAAAATTTTAGATGATAGAGTTAATTTGTATGTAGACAAAAAACGTGGGGTTGGAGACTTCAACAAAGAGGATTCTGCTATTTTAAATGCAGTAGATAAATTAGCTACTTTTGGTGTGGTTCGTGCATTAGGTGGAATAACACAGCCTTTTAAACAAATGATTCCAATCTATAATACCATGACTAATGCAGGTATAAAAAACACTTACTTAGGAGCTAAATTAGTTTTCGATAAACAAGTAAATGAAGCCATAAATAAATCAGGTATGCCTATTGCAAACAGAGGTGTACAATCTCAAGCTGATTTAAACTCATTAAATAGTCAAATTGAAAACGACACATCAATTAGTGATGAAAAGGGGTTTAAAAATAAATCTAAGAAAGCAGGTAAAAAGGTAATTGATGGATTTGATAAAGTCAATAAATATATTTTACAGAAAACACTTGTTGATCCTGATGTGGGAACTGCAAGAGCTTCTTTCATTGCATACTATATTCAAGCTGAAGGAAAAAGAGGTATCCCATCAAATGAAATAGACTGGAGCAAACCTTTAAATCAATCTAGTTTAGATTTTGCACAACAACAAGTTGATAGACAGCAAAACGCATCAGACCAGGACTTACAGGGTGGTGCATTTACTAGCAATAATTTAGCTACATCAATTATAAGAAAAACTCTTTTACCGTTTTCTAACTTTTTGTTAAATCAAAAAACAAGAATGTATGCAGATATCAATACTTTGGTAAACAATCCTACGGCTGAACCTGGTGACAAAGCAGCAGCAGCAAAATCATTAGCTGGTTTAGGTGTTGAAACAATAATGTTTAATTCCTTAGGTTTGGCAATATCTTCTATGCTTTCAAAGTTGTCAGAGGGACTAACAGGAGAAGATGAAGAAGACTATAGACCTGATTGGGAAAAGAGAATGGATCAAAGAGAGAAAAGTAAAAAAAGATTTAAAAATCAAGTAACGGGTAGAGCAGGAAATATGGTTGCTGATATTATATCTCCTTTGCCACCTGCAAATGACATTTTATTAAGTGGAGCAAATACTTTTTTAAATATTGTTCAAGAAGGAGAGGATGATCCTTGGAAGTTTTTTGCAAATACTGACAAGGAGTTATTAGATCAACTAGGTGTATTAGGTATAGGAGGTAAGAAAATATCCGTTCTCAAAGACATGATTATGACTGCTAAAACAGGTGAGTATAAAAACAGTTACGGAAAAACCTCAAAGGTTAGCAAACACGCACGAGAAAAAATTTCTCAAGTTGCTGTAATATATACACTTCATTTAATGAATGTAATTCCAATTTCTGAAGCTGGTTATGTTAGTGAGAGATTATTTA